TTATATTGCAAGTTACAAAGGAAAAGCAACGCCTAGACAATTAAGTAGATATAACTTTGCAGTTGAGGTTATGCTTCTAATAAAATCTGATGTTGATGAAGATCCAGTATTTGCAAGGAAATTAGTTTGGATGAAAGCAAATAGATTTCCGATGACGAAGTTAGCAAAGATGTTTGGTTTTCATAGAACTACATTAAAAATTAAATATCAGACAATCTTGGAGCGTTTAGTTAAAAAAATAAATTCTAAATTTTCATTTGACAGACTCGACAAACTTCTCTACAAATTCTAATACAATTTCCAAATTATTTATTTTTCAAATACATCAGAAATAAAATTATTTTCCTAGCCTATACAAATAAAAAAACAGCAGTAAAATAACTGCGCTGCTTTAGAAGCAGAATAAAAATTTTCAGTTTCATTTTTTTAAATTTAAGTCTGGCAGCAGAATGGTTAAAAATAATTTTTTAAAGCAGATTAATAATGAAGAAGATTAAAGTTGCTTGCGAAACAATAAACAAACAGAATAAACTTCCTTGCAAAGCTCCAGGAATATTATGCAAGAACGGTAATATTCGTTGTAGAATTCATGGCGGAGCTTCTAGTGGTCCAAAGTCTGCAAAGACTACCGAAGGTAAAATAAAATTATTAAAGAATTTAAAACTTAAAAACTATGAACGAATTGCAACTAACATCAGAAATAGAGAACTCAATTGTAACTCAACTGATGAACGGAACTCCACTTACCAAGATTTGCAAAGCCAAGGATAGTCCAAGTTTATCAAAAGTTTATAAATGGATTGCAACAAACAAAGAGTTCGCTGACAAGATTTTAACTGCAAGACGAATAGGCGCACAAACATATTTAGACCAAATGATTGAAGAGCTGGAGAGCGCTGACAATCGTAACATAATGATTGTGAGAGAAAAATTATCTCACTACAGATGGCTCGCTTCAAAATTAATTGGAGTGTACGGTGATAAACAAGAGATTAGAACAGATAGTAAAATTGAAATTACTTGGGATGTTCCTGAAGTGAATTCTAATACTAATACAAATGTTATTGATGTTAAAGTTGATGATGTAAGTATGGTAAATAGTTCGGTAGAGCGTACATAAAAACGGTTCTCGCACGCATCATGAGGTTTGGTAAATTAATAATATTTTTGTACCAATCTTGTACCGAAGAATTAAATTAATAAGCAATCGCAATCCAGAGTGTCGGCTAGTCAAGCAAATGACTGTAATTTTGCCAGACAAATTACGATTTTCCGATGGTACTACACCTCCAAATCAGGCGTGCGGTCTTATTGCGATAAATTACCGATCAACCAAACGCACGAATGAACAAACAGATTTATGAAAAATATTTTAGATAAATATAAAAATATACAAGCGGTAACATTTTCAACTTACACTAATGAATTAGTTATTAATTTTTCAGGTTTTGACAACGAAGAAGATTTAAAAGAATTTGCAGATTTTGTATTTACCAAAATCAGAATGCAGTATGTCAACCTAGAGAAGATGCCTAGCATTCATTAATGAAAGTCGTTCTACCTTATACACCACGAGCGCAACAAGCTTACGTTCATAATGAATTAGCAAAGTATCGGTATGCGGTTCTGTGTTGTCACAGAAGATTTGGCAAAACAGTTCTTTGCATAAACCATCTTATTAAAATGGCGATGATGAATAAAAATCATCAGCCACGTTACGCTTATATTGCACCGACTTATTCTCAAGCAAAAAAAATAGCCTGGGATTATTTAAAACATTTTACAGAAAAAATACCTGGCACAAAATATAATGAAACTGAATTACGATGTGATTTAGTCAATGGTGCTAGAATTACTTTATTATCCTCTGAAAATCCTGACAGTATTCGAGGTATCTATTTAGATGGCTGCATTATTGATGAAGCAGCACAAGTTCAAGCTGCTTTAATTGATGAGGTTATAACTCCTGCTTTGTCTGACAGAAAAGGATTTATGATTTTAGTTGGAACTCCTGCTGGAATGAATAATCTTTTTTATGATTATTATCAGAAAGCTCAGTCCAATAAGAGCTGGTTTTTATATAAAGCTAAAGCCTCCGAAACAAAGATTGTCGATCCTGAAGAATTAAAGGCGGCACTCGGAGTAATGGGGGTGGCTAAATATAATCAGGAATTTGAATGTTCTTTTATAGGTAATATTAAAGGTTCTATTTATGGTGAATTAATTGGCAAACTGGAAGATAAAAAACAGATTGCGGCAATTCCTTATGATCCTGCTTATCCTGTAAATACTGCTTGGGATATTGGTTATAGTGATAGTACGTCTATAATTTTTTTTCAGCAGATTGGACACGCTATTCATATTATCGATTACTATGAAAATAATAATCAAGCGTTTCCACACTACGCACAAATCTTAAAAGAAAAAGATTATGTGTATGAAAACAATTACGCTCCACACGATATAGAAGTTACTGATTTTGCCTCTGGTAAGACCAGAAGAGAAGTTGCTTATCAAATGGGGATCCGTTTTAGAGTTGCGCCAAAAATTCCATTAGAAGATGGAATTCACGCAGTCAAAATGATTTTAGAGAGATGTTTCATTAATATTGATAACTGCTCTAAATTAATAAATGCGCTTCGTCATTACCATAGAAAATATAATGACAAAGACAGAGTGTATAAACTTTCTGTTAACCACGACTGGTCATCGCACGCAGCAGATGCTTTGCGAACATTAGCTGTTGGATTGCAGGAAGTTAAATTTTTTAACAACAATAGCCGACAACAAACGGCTGAAAACCAATTTGATATATTATGAGTTTTATTTTTGGATCACCAAAGATGCCAGAACCTCCTAAATTTATAGAACCAAAAATTCAGGATGTTCCAAATTTAGATGATGAAAAAAGAAAAGAAGCAGAAGCTCTTGCTTTACGTGAAAGCATGGCAAAGAGAAGAGGCAGACGTTCAACTATTTTAACAGGAACAGGTCTTACTGATAATCCTGATATTGATAACAAAACTTTATTAGGTGCTTAGTTATGGGGAAGATGATTGCTCCAGCTTTAAAAAATTTAATTATAAAAGCGAAAGATCAAGAAGCTGAAAAAAGAGCAGCTGAAGCATCTTCAATTAAAAAAGTAGATACGAAGTTACCGATGTCAAAAAGAAGAACAAGAACTTTGCAAAACCAAAGTCAATTAAACAATCAAACAACATTACTAGGAGGTTAACATGGGTAATCCTTTCAAATCACCGAAAGCACCAGAGCAGCCAAGAGTCGAAGCACAAATGGATGCACCAAAACCAGCAATCGTACCAGCAGGTCCAACAACAGCAGAAATGACAGATCAAAGACTGATCGATGCTAGACGCAGAGGAAGAAGAGCAAATGTTCTTACTGGCGTTACAGGACCAGCAGATACGTTATCGCTTGGTTATAAATCTTTACTTGGATAATTAATGCAAGAACAAAAATTACGAGATCTTTCCAGAGATCTTAAAACGAATTTGTCTAGGCTGATGGAACAGCGTAGAAATTTTGAAAGTCATTGGCAAGAAATTGCAGACGTACTTTTACCTAGACGAGCCGACATTACAAAAGAACGAGCAAAAGGCGACAAGCGAAACATTGAAATATTTGATGGAACAGCCATACATTCGCTCGAACTTTTGGCAGCTTCATTACATGGAATGTTAACCTCATCAGCAAATCGATGGTTTTCTTTAAGATTTAAAGAACCAATATTAAATGATGAGGATGAAGCGAAGGAGTGGTTAGAAGATGCAACAAATAAAATGTATGTAGCTTTTAACCGTTCTAATTTTCAACAAGAAGTTTTTGAGTGTTATCATGATCTAATTGCTTTTGGCACTTCCTGCTTAATGATTGAAGAAGATAAAGAAGATATAGTTAGATTTTCTTCACGTCACATAAAAGAATTATACATTATGGAAAACGACAAAGGTTTTGTCGATACCATTTATAGAAAATTTAAAATGCCAGCACAGGCAATTGTTGCAAAATTTGGTGCAGCAAATGTTAGTACCGCAGTATTAAATTTATTTAAAAAAAATCCATTTGATGAATTGTCATTAGTTCATGTTGTTCGACCAAGACAAATGTACGATGAAAAAAAAATGGACAAAAAAAATATGCCGTTTGAAAGTATTTATTTTGAATACGAAAGTGGTCATATTATTTCACAAGGAGGATTTAAAGAACTTCCTTATGTCGTACCCAGATATTTAAAAGGCTCATCAGAAATTTACGGCAGATCACCAGGAATGAATGCTTTACCTGACGTTAAA